GCGGGGTTGGTGCTGCCTTCGGTCTCTTGCGCGATGCCGCGGCAGAGGCGTGGGACCGCCTTGCGCTGGCAGCCACGGCGGCGTGGTCGCGCGTTGAGGCAGGCTGGGCGGGTGCGCAGGCGGGGATTTACGACGGCCTGCAATCAGCGCTGTCGGCTGTCGTGGGCTGGGGTAATTCTGCGGTCGGGACGTTCCAAGGCGCCTTTGACGCGGTGAAGGCGATCTGGGCCGCGCTGCCACAGGCGATCGGGGATTTTTCCTACAGGGCGGCGAATGGGCTGATCGGTGGCGTGGAGTCCATGCTGAATGCGGTGGTCACGCGCATCAATGGCTTCATCGAGGGACTGAACGCAGCGCTGGCCCTGCTGCCCGAGTGGGCGACCGGTGAAGCAGGCATGAAGATCGGCACGCTGGAGGCGGTGGATCTTGGCGGGATTGCCAACCCCTTCGAAGGCGCAGCCTCGGCCGCAGGCACGGCGGCCGCTGATGCGTTCCATGCGGCCATGGGCAAGACCTACATCGAGGCACCTGATCTCTTCGGGGGCATGGCCGAGGCGGCACGTGGCCGAGCGGCGGGATATGCCGAGGCGGCAGGAATCCTGTCAGAGGCTGCCTCCCGCCCAATGACCGCCTGGGAAGCCCTCAAGGCAGCGATCAAGGGCGCAGGGACAGAAGGTGAAGACGCGCTGACTGCGGCTGCGCAAGCCGCAGGCGCTGTGTCGGCCGGGTTTGACGCGGCAGGCCAAGCGGCAGGTGGGGCGGGTGGCGCTGCCAAGAAGGCCGCAGAAGAGGCCGCAACCGGCTGGGCGCAGGTCACAAAATCCCTGGCCGACTATGCCAAAGGCGCAATGGATTGGGGCAAGGGTCTCGGCGAGACGCTGACTTCTGCCTTCTCCTCGGCAGAAAGTGCCTTCCGCCAGTTTGTGACCACCGGCAAGTTCGACTTCAAGTCGCTGGTCTCCTCGATCCTTGCTGACCTTGCCACACTTGCCTTCAAGAACGCGGTCTTGGGCCCGCTGGCCTCGGCCCTTTCGGGCGCCTTTGGCGGTGGGCTCTTTGGCGGGGGCGCCGCCGTTCGGGCGAACCCGATGGTAAATGCGAGCATCTGGCATGCGGGCGGCGTGGTGGGCCAAAGCGCTCCGATGCGCAGCGTTCCCGCGGCGGTCTTTACCGCTGCCCCGCGAATGCACGCAGGTGGCTGGGCGGGGCTCCGGCCAGATGAGGTTCCGGCCATCCTGCAGCGGGGCGAGCGCGTCCTGTCGCGCGCCGAGCTCGGTCGTGGTGCGGGAGGTCTGCCGCCCGTCGCCGTCCATCTCAACGTCGATGCGCGCGGCGCGCAGATCGGGGTCGCCGAACAGCTGGCCACGGTCCTGCGCAGTGCACAGCCCGAGTTCGAACGCATCGCCATCGCGGCCGTGGGCAACGCGATGCGCCGGGGACGTTTGGCATGAGCCTCATCGTGGATTTGCCCCGCACCTGGGTTGCAGGCCTCGAGCGGCGGCTTGTGACCGCCACGAGCCAGACCCAGTCGCCCTTCACCGGCAGCACGGAGGTGCAGGACTGGGGTGGCGAATGGTGGGAATACGAGATCGAGTTCGCCGCGCAATCGGGCCCGCTGGCGCGCTCGGTCTCGGCCGCGCTCTCGGCCCTCGGCTCCGGGCGCGGCATCCTGCGCTTTGCCGATCCCTCGATTGAGCCCAAGAACCTTAGCCAGACCGTCACGCTCGATCTGCCGGTCTCGGGGGGCAACGTCCTTCAGACCCGGGGCTGGCCGGCGGGCTTGCCAGCCATGGCGTCGGGGGACTTCCTGACCATCGGGGCCGGTCGGGAGAGCCGTTTGCATCAGGTCGCCTTTGATGCGGCGGCCAACATGAACGGGATTGCCACGCTGACGGTCTTTCCCGCCCTGAGGCGGGTACAGGCTGCGGGCACGGTGCTCGAGGTGAACCAGCCGCGTGTGCTTTTGCGCCCCACCGCGCCGGTCCCGACCCGCATCGAGCGGGGCGCCCGGCATCGCTTTACCCTATCGGCCCGGGAGGCCCTATGAGCCGCGAAATGACGACCGCTCTGTCGGAAGCCTTGGACGCAGGGGATCTCAGGCCTGCGATCTTCTTCGAGGGTGCCTTCCCCTCGGGCATGGTGCGGATCTGGACGGGGTCCGGCCCTCTGGACTGGGACGGCAAAAGCTGGACCGGGGTGGGCGTGCTTCTGGGGCTTGGGGCCTTGGAAGAGACCTCCGATGTGGTGGCGGCCGGAACCACGGTCTCGCTCTCCGGCGTGCCGCTTGATCTGGTAAGCCTTGCGATCGACGAGGCGCGCCAGGGTCTGCCGGGGCGCATCTGGCTTGCGCTTCTAACCCCCGAGCAGGAGGTGATCGCCGATCCGGTCCAGGCCTTCTCGGGTCGCCTTGATGTGCCCGAACTGCAGGAGGATGGAGAGACCTGCCGGATCACGATCAGCTATGAGAGCCGGCTCATCGATCTCGGGATCGCGCGCAGCTGGCGCTACACCCACGAGAGCCAGCAGGTGCTGCATCCCGGCGATCGGGGGTTCGAGCACGTGACACCGATCCAGGACCGCGAAATCACCTGGGGCCGAGGATGATAGGAACCGCCCGCGTCCCGCACTGGGAGCAAATCCTCGCATCGGCAATCCTTGCGGCCAAAGACCGCCCCTTCGTCTGGGGCCAGCATGACTGCGCAACCTGGGCCTTCGATCTGCGCCGCGATCTGACCGGCGGGCCGGATCATGCCGCACTCTGGCGGGGGCAGTACCGAACGGCCTGCGGCTGCCTGCGCGTTCTGCGCCGTCTGGGCTGGGAGACGCTCGAGGCTGGCGGGCGGACCTTGCTGGGGATGCCGCTGGCAGATCCCCGGCTCGCGCAGCGTGGAGATCTGGTTCTGGGCGGCGCACCGGAAGCCTTCGGCGTCGTGGCAGGCGCCCATGTGATCTTTGTCGCGCCTGAGGGGCTCGCAAGCCTGCCGCTCTCGCGCGCACGCCTTGCCTGGAGAACCTGACCCATGCCCCCTGTGATCATCGGAGCCGTGGCGCTCGGCGGTGCGGCGATTGCGGCCGGGGGTGTGGCTGCGGCCTTTGCTGCGACGGGACTTGTAGGGTTTGCCGCCTCTTTCGGGGCCTCTATGCTGCTCTCGGCCGCGGCCCAGGCGCTCATGCCCACCCCGTCTCTGGGGCAGATGGAGCTGAAGGCGCGGACTGTGACGGTCCGCGAGCCCGTCATGCCGCGGGAGATGGTCTATGGTCGGGTGCGCAAGGGCGGTGTCATCGTCTTTCTGCATGCAACGGGGGAGACGGACAAATACCTGCACCTCGTGGTGGTTCTGGCGAGCCATTCCGTCAAATCGATCGGCGCCGTCTACTTCGAAGGCGAGGAGGCGGTCTCGGCCTCCGGGGTGGCACGGGGTCGCTGGGCCGGCAAGGTCTCTCTCGAGAAACGCCTCGGTCGGGCCGACCAGACGGCCTTTGCGGGTCTTGTGGCGGCCGCACCGGCCTTCTGGACGGCCGCGCATCGTCTGTCGGGCTGTGCCGCGATCTATCTGCGACTGACCTATGATCCCGATGCCTTCCCGGGCGGGATCCCGAACATCACGGTCGATCTCGAGGGAAAGAACGACATCCTCGATCCGCGCACCGGTCTTCGGGGCTACAGCGAGAATGCTGCCCTGTGCCTTGCCGATTATATGGCCGACCGCGATTACGGGATCGGGGCTGGGATCGGAGCGCAGGATGGGATCGAGGTCGAGAGCTTGATCGAGGCTGCGAACATCTGCGACGAGTCCGTGCCGATTGGGGCCGGGGGCGTCGAGCCGCGCTACAGCTGCAACGGGGTGGTCTCGCTGGGCGAGCCGCCCAAGACCATCATCGAGGCCATGCTGACGGCCATGGCTGGACGCGCGATCTGGCAGGCCGGGCAATGGCGTCTGCGCGCGGGGGCCTACCGCCTGCCGCTTGCCGTGCTGACGGCTGATGATGTGCGGGAGGGCGGCCTGACGCTCACCACGCGGCAAAGCCGGGCCGCCAACTTCAATGCGGTGCGGGGCCAGTTCGTGAGCCCCGAGAACAACTGGCAGCCCGATGACTTCCCGGCCTATGCAAGTGCGGCCTATCTGGCCGAGGATGGCGGTGAGCGGGTCTGGCGGGATATCTCGCTGCCCTTCACGATCTCGGCCTCGATGGCGCAGCGGCTGGCGAAGATCGAGCTTGAGCGCGCGCGCCGGCAGATGCGGGTCAAGCTCTCGGGCAAGCTCAAGGCCTGGCGTGTGGCGGCGGGGGATACGGCAAACCTGCGCTATGACCGCTGGGGCTTTGGCGGCGCGGGTCTGCCCGAGGGCAAGCCCTTCGAGGTGGAGGCCGTGCGCCTTGATCTTGCGCAGGCGGGATCCGGGCCGCGGCTTGCGACAGAGTTGCTACTGCGGGAGACCTCGCCGCTGGTCTATTCCTGGGATGCGTCTGAGGAGCGGATCTATCAGGCGGCACCGCGCACGACGCTGCCCTCGGCGTTCGACATTCCGGCGCCTGGCGCGCCGCAGGGCGAGGAGGAGCTTTATGTGACGCGCGACGGCTCTGCGGTAAAGGTGCTTTTGCGCATCCGCTGGGCGCCTGCCGCATCAGGCTTTGTCGACACCTATCAGGTCGAGACCCGGCAGGAGGGGGAGCCTTGGATGGATCAGGGCCGGACCTCGGGCACGGTTCTGGAACTGCGCGACATCCGCCCAGGCGTCTGGGCCTTCCGGGTGAAGGCGATCTCGGTCCTCGGGGTCTCCTCAAGCTGGCGCGAGGGGGTGCGGGAGGTGGTCGGGCTGACCGCGCCGCCTGCGGCGCTTGAGGGTCTGACGATCCAGAGTGCCGGGGGGCTCGCGGTTCTCAAATGGCAGCGCTCGGTGGATGTCGATGTGCGCGTGGGCGGCAATGTCGTGATCCGGCACTCCAAGGAGGTGGTGGCGAGCTGGGCCAATTCCACGCTGATGGACCGCGTCTCCGGGGGCGAGGCGATTGCCGTCGTGCCCCTGAAACCCGGGACCTATCTCTTGCGGGCCGAGGACAGCGAGGGCCGGATCGGCCCGGTGAGTACGATCACAACCAAGGGCGTGCAGGTTCTGAGCTTTGCACAGCTCAACCGTCTGGTGGCCGAGCCGCAATTTGCCGGCACCAAGACCAATCTCGTGGTGGTCGGAGGCACTCTGAAGCTTGCGAGCGCACCCGACGCCACGGGAAGGCCGCAGGTTCTGGCCGAAGAGGGTCTCTATGCCTTCCCCGCCCGGCTCGACTTCGGCCGTCTCAGGCGGGTGCGCTTGCGCTCGGACATCCGGGTCGGCGCCTCGGCGCTCTCGGATTACATTGACGACCGCATGACCCCGATCGACGCTTGGGCCGACTTCGACGGCTCGGAGGGGGCGGATATCGACGTGGTCCTCGAGGTCAGAGAAACCGATGATGATCCGGCGGGTGCCGCACCTCTCTGGGGGCCCTGGGGCCGGATCGACAACAGCGAGATCGAGGCGCGGGCGGTCGAGGCGCGAGCCTGGCTCAGAACCCAGGATCCGGCCTTCACGCCGATCGTCTCAGAATTGCGGCTCGTGGCAGAGGAGGTGGTGTGATGGCCCAGGCCCCCGGCTTTGTGATCCAGAACGACAATGGTGCCGCGGTGCGGGCCCAGATCAACCAGGTGCTCGCTGCGGTGGTGACCACGCATAGCGGCGGCACGGTGCCGACCGCGACCGCGCCGGGGATGCTCTGGCTCGACACCGGCACCTCGCCTCCGACGCTCCGCGTCAGGGATGCCTCCGACAGTGCCTTCGAGGCGCTGCTTGATGGCGGTGCGTATTAGGGTCCGAAGCTTACGATTGTCCCGAGCGATCTTGCGCGGCTTTGTAGACAGCGCTTCGTTCTCGCTTGCCGACAGCGACGACGGTCACGGTGATGGCGCTGTCCTCCACGCGGTAGACCAGCCGGTAGCCTGCACTGCGCAGCTTGATCTTGTAGTGCTTAGCCATCCCATGCAGGGCATCGGCTGGGACATGGGGATGTTCGAGGCGCTCGATCAGCTTCTTTTTGAACTGGGTTTGCAGGGGTGCGCCGAGTTTTTGCCATTCCTTCAGGGCAGATGGCAGGAACTGGAGATCATAGCTCATCCAGGCTGACCCGTAGCGGGGTCTCCTCGGCGCGGCGCTTGATGATCTCGGCAAGCGCCAGGTCGTCGAGTTGCTCCATCATGGCCTCGTAGCGGTCTGCCGGGACCATATAGGCCATGACCCGGTTGTGGTTCAGCACGGCGACGGACTCACCGCCGGCCAGCGAGAGCACCCGCGAGGGGTTTTTCTTCAGGTCAGAGACGCTGACGGCGACATTCGCTTCGACCCGTTGCATGACCGTTCCTCTTAAACCGCTCCAAAATCAGACCTGAATATAGGTCATAATTGTGGCTGCGCAAGCGGTCAAAGCCGAACGCACCCATGGGCAAGACACGTAAGGATGGCACCCATGTCCGATCCCGGATTCCTTGAAACCCTGAACAGCCTCTTCGGGGGCGCGCTGACGACGCTGATCGGCGCGGTGACGGGGCGGCTCATGTATCATTCGGGCGAGGTGAAGCTCGGTCGGCGGCGCTTCTTCGGCAAGGAGCTCCTCTGGGAGATCCCCGTCGCCATTGGCATGGCGATCATAGGCGAGGGGATTGCGAGCTATCTCGGGCTGGGCCAGCCGGTCAGCACGGGGCTTGTGGCCACGCTTGCCTATCTGGGCCCGCGCGGGGCGGAAGCGCTTCTGACGGCTTGGCTCTGCCGGAAGAAGTGATCCTGTAGCCTGCCTGTTGCCCGATCCTATCCGCACACGATCCACGACGCTTTGCACGCCGTCCCGCCCCGGGGCGGCGTCTTCATTTTTGCAGGAGAGACAAGCATGACCCCGTTTGAAGTTGCCCGCGGGCTGATCGGCACGACCGAAGGCACGGGCCCCGAGAACAATCCCGCCATCATGGCGATGTACGCCTCTGTGGGCCATGACTGGGTCGAGCATGATGACGTGGCCTGGTGCGCAGCCTTCGTCGGGCATTGCCTCGAGGCCGCCGGGATCCGCTCGACCCGCAAGCTGACGGCGCGGTCCTATCTCGATTGGGGAATGCCGGTGGAAGTGGCGGACGCCTGGCAGGGCGACATCGGGGTCATTCCACGGGGCCGGTCAAGCTGGCAGGGCCATGTCTTCTTCATCGACCGGATCGAGGGGGCGTGGGTCTGGGGGCTTGGCGGCAATCAGGACGACGCGGTGAACATCAAGCGCTACCCGGTGTCGAAGCTTCTGGGCGTGCGTCGGGCCACGCCGGTTGTGCTCCGCGTGACGCAAGCAGCGACGCGGGCCGACACGCCTCCCGCGACACTGTCTGTGGAGGCGGTCCAGAAGCGGCTGCAAGCACTAGGCTATCACGAAGTGGGCCGGGTCGATGGCAAGATGGGCCCGCGGACGCGCGGTGCGATCCTCGCCTTCCGCGATGCCGAAGGGCTGCCGCTTGATCCGGTGATCGACGCCGCACTGGTGACAGCGCTTGCCGCTGCCAAGCCGCGCGCCGTGGCACCGGAACGGGCACAGGGCAAGCCATCGGGTTCACGGATCGTGGCGGCCGCCAATGCCCAGATTGCGCTCGGGGCTGTTGGATCGGCCGGTGTTCTCATGAGCCAGTTGGCGCCGCTGGTGGCGCAGGCCGAGGAGGGCCGAACGCTGGCCGGCCGCATTCTTTCCCTTCTGGGGCTTGGCGGACATGCGAACACCCTTCTGCCGGTGCTCGGTGCGGCAATCTTCCTCGGGGTTATCGTGCTTGCCTGGAAGGCACGCGCAGCCCGGATCGAGGATCACCGCACCGGCAGGACCGCTTGAGGTTCTGCCAACCCGCGAGGCAGAGCATTCTGAAGCAGCTGGGCGCCCTCAGTTCTTGCCGCAGCACTGCTTGAATTTGCGCCCTGAACCACAGGGACAGGGATCGTTGCGGCCCGGGCGCGGCTCCGCCTTGAAGGGCTGGCCCGGCAGGTTGGCCGGCATCAACCCGGCAAGTTCGGGCCGTGATTGGTGCAGGATCGCGGCGATGCAGTTCGGGATGAGGTCTGGCGCCTCGACATCTATTGCGTCGATCTCTTCATCGGTGAACTTGCTGTTGCCGGTGTAGATGTCCTGCAGCGCCATGATGAATATCATGGTCTCGCGGGTCTCCTCATCGGCCCGCTCAAGCAAGTCCTCCCAGACCTTTGGCCGCAAAGCCATGGCGCGGGTAAAGCCGTCGACCCAGGGCTCCCAGAGCGTCTCGTCGCTGTTGGGATCAATCTCGTAGATCGGCTCGATCCAGAGCGAGCGGGTCATGCGGCCGGCGATGTCGTTGTAATGCTCCATCACCGCGCCGATCGTCGCCTCTGCTGTGGCGAGGTCGGGGAATTGCGCATCACCGGTGACGCCCCAGACCTGCGAGAGCCAGTCGGAGGGCGGGATCATCTCCGGGCAGGCCAGAACACCGGTCAGAAACCCGTCGAGTTCACTGACCGACATGGGGTCATTCTCGAGCGGCAAGGCGTCGATGAGGTCTTCCAGGCGCTCGAGCCGTTCTTCGTCCGTGTCCTGATCCCGGTTCCGAGCCATGTCCCGATCCTTCTGTAGCCTGCCCAAATCCTTAGCCGCGCGGACCTGCGGCCACAATCAAGACCGCTCTGATGCACCCGGGAGACTTGCATGACCACATCGCTTCAGGAGGGACCGGTCATCCTGATCGGCTACGAATATCGGCTGCAGCTTCAGGCGGAGGCTGACCTCTTTCCAGAAGGGGCGAGCTTTGCCGGACAGATGCGCAGCGCGATCAGCGCCACGGTTGTCCTGGCGGACCTCTCCAGTGCGGCAGGAAGCGTGCGACGGGTTGATGATCGGACGCTCGAGATCATTCTTGCGCCTGCCGTTACTGGGGCCTTGGTGCCCGGCAGCGTGGTGCTGGATCTCGTGCGCACGGATCTGACGCCGGACCGTCATCTCGGCTTTCTTCTGGAAATCCCCGTGGTGCTGCCCGTGACGAGGCTCCCCGCATCCGGAGAGCCCTGAGACATGGCGGCAGCGCTTGATCTAAGGCCCCTCACTGGGCCGATCCGGCTGCATCTGAGCGCCAGTGAGCCGGTTCGGCTGCGCCTGCTGGCGGGCCCGGTCGGTCTGCGGCTGCTCGGCCAGCCGGGTCCGCAAGGCATGACGGGCCCTCAAGGTGACAAGGGTGATCGGGGCGCGCCCGGGATCACCGTTCTTCCCACCAACACCCCTATCAATGGAGGCTTCTTCTGATGGCCAATACGATCCAGCTCAAGCGCCGCCTTGCCGGCAATGCCGGGGCTCCTGCGGCATTGAGATCGGGCGAGGTTGCCCATAACGAGGTCGATGACACACTCTATGTGGGCAAGGGCGATGACGGAGCGGGCAATGCCACCGCGGTGATCCCGCTTGCGGGCAAGGGTGCCTTTGTCGATCTGACGGGCCCGCAGAGCATTACTGGGGCAAAAACCTTCACCACCCCCCCGAAATCCACCGAGGACGCCACGGGCGCCACCGATCTGGTGCGCAAATCCCAGCTGGATACCGGTCTTGCGGGGAGGGCCGCGCTCAGCCATGGCCATGCGATCGGGGAGGTCACGGGGCTTCAGGCGGCGCTTGATGGCAAGGTCGGTCTCGCCTCGCCTGCGCTCACCGGCACGCCCACGGCCCCGACGCCTGCGGCGGATACCAACAGCACGCAGCTGGCGACGACGGCCTTTGTTCTGGCCCAGGCGGCGGCCACGGCGCCCGCGATGGATGGCACGGCCGCCGTGGGCACAGCCACGCGCTTTGCGCGCGCCGACCACGTTCACCCCACGGACACGTCACGCGCGCCGCTGGCCTCGCCGGCCTTTACGGGCACACCCACCGCGCCGACGGCTGCGGCAGGCACGAACACGACGCAGATTGCGACGACCGCCTTCGTGCGGGCCACGCGGCTCGACCAGTTGGCGGTGCCTGCAGCTGATCTTGGCCTTGGCGGCTATCGCCTGACCGGCCTTGGCGATCCGCAAGGCGCGCAGGATGCGGTGACCAAGGCTTATGTCGATCTCACGGTACAGGGGCTTGAGCCCAAGCAATCGGTACGGGCGGCAAGTACGGCGACGATCGCTTCTCTGTCCGGGCCCATGACCATCGATGGCGTGGCCCTGGTCGCGGGGGACCGCGTGCTGGTGAAGGATCAGGCGACGGCGAGCCAGAACGGCATCTATGTCGTGGCGGCCGGGGCCTGGGGTCGCGCAGCGGATGCCGATGTCTGGGGTGAGTTGGTCTCGGCTTATGTCTTCGTCGAGAGCGGCGCGGTGAATGCCGATCTTGGCTATCTCAGCACGGTCGATCCGGGCGGCACGCTTGGTACGACGGCGGTCACATTCGTCCAGTTCACCGGGGCGGGTCAGATCCTCGCGGGGGCCGGTCTCACCCGGTCCGGCAATACGCTGGATGTGGGCGCGGGCGCCGGGATTGCCGTGGCGGCCGATACGGTCGCGCTGAGCGGTCAGGCGCTCGCGTTCCATAACCTCGCGACCAACGGTCTGGTGGCCCGGACGGCGGCTGCGACGGTCGCGGCGCGGTCGATTGCCGTGAGCGGCACGGGTCTCTCGGTCTCAAATGGCGATGCCGTTGCTGGAAACCCGACACTCAGCCTCACCGCGGCCCTCGCAACTGTCGGGATTTTGACACCTGCCGCGGATCGGCTGGCCTATTACACCGGCGCTTCGACGGCCGCCCTTGCGACCCTGACGGCCTTTGCCCGCACGCTCCTCGATGATGCCGATGCGCCAACGGCTCGGGGCACGCTGGGGCTCGGCACGCTGGCGACGCAATCCTCATCGGCCGTTGCGATTACCGGCGGCACGATCGACGGCGTGGCCCTTGACGGTGGGCTCTTCTGATCGGCCTTCGGATGAGGCCCTCCCGTCCGTCCCAAACACTTCCTCCGATTGACCTCGTGCCCTTGAGCGCAGCGCGGCGGGACGATCCGCATCCGAGCCTAATGGCGCGCCCCTCCTCCTCGCCAACACCCCCTTCAGACCCCGGGATACCCCATGCCCAGCACCATCCTTCTGAAACGCTCTGCAATCGCCACGAAGGTGCCGACCACCGCCCAGCTTGATCTGGGCGAGCTGGCCGTCAACACCCGCGATGGAAAGCTCTTCCTCAAGCGCTCCGACGGCAGTGAGGAGATCATCGAGGTCGGCGCGCGCTGGGGTGCCTTCACCGCGCAGGCGGACGGTGCGAGCCTGACCTTCCGCTACAATGGCATCGACATCATGACGATCGACGGCTCGGGCAATCTGGTCGTCTTGGGCGATGTCACCGCCTTCGGGAGCCCGTGATCCATGCCGCTTCCCCTCACCGGTCAGCTCTCCCTGTCGCAGGTCAATCTCGAACTGGGCCGCGCGGCATCAACCACGATCTCCCTTGGCAGTGCCGCAGTGCGCGGTCTTGCGGGGATTGCCTCGGGGCCCGTCAGAAACAGCAACTTGCGGGGCAAGGCGGCGCAGTTCGCCCACACGATCACGGCCAACCAGCTGCATCTGAACCTGCGCAGCTATCTCCTCGGTGTGGGCTGGGACGGGACCAGCCGGGTCGAGGTGACGGTCGCTTCCGGCATTTACATCTGGTCGGACAACACCTCGACCCCGGCGCTCGACATGGGCGGGGCCTTCCCCGGTGGCCTCACGCTTCTCAACCGTGGCTTCATCATGGGCAAGGGCGGGGATGGTGGCTACACGCTGGCCGATCGCACCACCTATGTCGCGCCCACTCCTGGCGGGCCGGCCATCGCGCTTCGGGGTCCGATCAGCATCGACAACAGCAGCGGCTACATCGGCGGTGGGGGCGGTGGGGGTGCTGGGCTGACAGGATCGCCGATCAACATCATGATTGCAGCCGTCTACTGCCCTGGCGGAGGCGGCGCGGGCGGAGGCCGGGGTGGCCCGATGCCTTATGGAAACACAAGCAGCACGGTTCTTGGGGGCTTTGGCGCGGGCGGCACCATTGGCCAGCCCGGTTCGGTCAACACCGTGTCCAACAATTGGAGCGGCCAGACCCTTGCGACCCATGGTGGCGCGGGCGGGGCGAGTGGGGCCGGCGCGATCCAGGGCGGCGGCATCTAGCGCAGCAGAGAAAAGGAAACATGCATGGGAAGTGGAAGCAGCAGTCCGCTGAAGATCGGTGGCATCTCCGGGCAAGGTGGCGGACGCATCTTGCCCGGGACCGCCAGCGGCGTGGGGGAGCTCATCTTCGCAGCCACGCGTAGCAACGTGAACGCGCAGGTCGCGCCGGGATTCCCCGACCGGCGTCCGACGCCACCCTTTGGTTCGACCTTAGACACGATGTTCACTGCCCCCGGCGGGGCGCCGGGACAGGCGGGCCAGGGAGACAGCTTTGCGGTTTATGTCTCGCTGAACACCAGCAATGGCACGACAACGCCTGTTACGGCTGTTTCGGGCGGCGGTGGCGGCTGGGGTGCAGCTGGTGGTGCTGCGGGGCGGTATCTGGCCGATCTGACCGCCCAGCCGGGCGGCAATCCTGGTGCGGCCGGGGGCAAAGCCATCGCAACCAACGGGCACGCGATCACCTGGCTTGGGGGATCGGCCCGCGCTTACGGAGCCATCGGATGAAAACCTCACTGGAGTTCTTTAAGGATATGGGCGTCTGCGACGGGGCCTATGCGGTCTTGGAGCGGGTGTTCCAGACCGCTGGCGTCTCCGAGTTTGATTACGCCACGGGCTATGAGCTGATGCTCGGCATGATGGACCAACTCGAGGTCGCCGCAGCTGAAAGCGGCGAACCCGGCCATGACACCGCCGCCGGTTGGCTGAAATGGTGCCACGACCTGCGCACACGCCCCGAGGCCATCATGTACTTCGGCGATCACATCGAGGAAAACCTCTTCCGGACCTCCGATGGCCACCTCCACGAAACCTACGAGGCCGCCGCCGACCACCGGCGCCGGGTCTTTGCCGAGTTGCGCCGGGATCATGCCGCTGCCCGCGTGATCAACGGGGTGCGCCTTGGTGAACACGGTGCCGAGGTTTGGGAGGTTGTTGATCCCGGTGTTGATGACCTCACCGGTTATGACGCCTTCGTCTGGCATGACAGCACCACCGGGCTGAACCACCGAACCGCAAGCGCAAGCGAGGCTGTCGCCTTTGATGCGGCTCAGGCGGGGGTCCTCGATGCGATCGATGCGGCAGAGGCAGGCGCCGGGATCGAGCGGAAGATCACGGATGAAAGTGGGGTGTTCAGTGTTTGGGTGGGGGTGGGGGAGCGGTGATCGGCTTGGCTCACACAGACCCTCCAGCACACCATAGAATAAAGGTCGATCACGGAATTCTTCCCGAAACGCATGGCTGTTTAAGACACCGAGTGGCCGTCGGATCCCGCAAGCTGAATTCCGACCGTGATTGATTTTTCACTGCATCCAAGCCGTGCAGCGAACCTCGCTTGCATCCCCCAAGATCGTATCCCTCCCCTCTGAAATCGCCGAGTGAAGATTGGCGGGACCGAAAATATCAAGGTACCAATCGGAAAGCATATCGGCACCGACGCTGGAACCGAATGAAATCTGCTGTGGAGGCGGAAGCCCAGGACCCAGATAATAAAGATCTTGGTTTAGTGATCGAATAAATTCGTCTTCTTCCAGCGCGCATACTGACTGAAAAGTCAGTCCAGCAATTGAAATTCCCTCGTCAATTCTCCAACAACTGATGCTATCATAGCCGATGTTTGCGCTCGGCAAAATCTTCCGATCTTTCACTAAGGCATGCAAAATGCGTGTGGGCTGTGGCGGCTCTACGCAGCTGAGTTCCTCCAGGACCATCCGCTCAAATTCTGAAAGGGCAAACGCAGGGAGAGGCGTGGCCAAGAATATACAGAGAACAGCGCATCGTTTGAACATGCTACCTCGAGCGTTGGTTGTTTCAGGACAGTTTTGCAAAGACATATGCCGCAAAACAGAACATTGACTCGATTCCATCTTGCTGGATGCAACTCAGCCCTGCGCATAGCTGGCGGGCCATGAATAGAGAACGGTACATCTACAGACGAAGCGTACTGGGTGCCCCTCCCCCATGGCGACCCTTGCGACGCAGGTTGCGAATGACCGCGCCTCGGAAATTATTCAAAACCGGACAAAGGCCATTGGATGCAGCCGACTTCGCACTGGCCCGCCCAACCGTACCTTGATCTTCGATAGGCCGCATCTATCACATCTTGGCGCTTTGCATAGTCAGTATACACAGATACTCTGGGCGCGGCCTGATACCGACCCTGCCGAGATCCAACCGATCCGCATCCCAGCAGACCTGAACCGTCAGTTCGGCTTCCAACAATCCATCCGAATTGTAACGACACGCCTTTACAAGCATGTCCATTTCTGAATCGGACAGATCGAGCCAATGGCCGCGCAAAGCTTCAGCATGTCTTGCGGCTCGATGGCCATGCTCAGGATCGTCGTTCTCATTCTGCCGTCGACTGTCGTGAAGGACCGCAAAGAGTTCTACCACGCGCAGGTTTGCCCCAGTCGCAGCCGCGAGCTCACGGCCATTGTGCATGACACGCAACCAATGGTCTAGGCCATGAAGGCTATCGCAATCAAGCTCGATCGAGCTCACCAAGTGATCTAGGAATGCAGGGCTTATATTCGACGATGCTGCGAGAGCTTTCATAGTTTAACTCGAATCGTGTGCGATCCCATTTCTCTATTTTCCTGCATAGTCTACGCGAACATTGTCGCAGAGCAACGCATGCGAGCCGTCGGTGTCGACAACAATCGGTGCAACCGAAACATGATGGCACTGCAACTCCCTTTCGGCGTTCTGCCGCGAGGTCTTCGCAAGACAGTTCAGGCTTCCCCAACGCTCCCAGTATTTGCAGTCGATTATGTCTTCAACTCCATCATTGTCGATATCGATAACGAGTTTCTTTTTACCGTTCGGTGCCAGCTTCACGTCTTCAAGGGACAGCCCCGCAATCTCTGTGACTATTGAGTACTCCAGACGCTGAGCCACTTTACTAGCCCTGCCATCGATTATTGCAAAGTCCCGCTCTGCACGGGCGCGGGTAATGTTCCCAAATCCAGCGGGGGAATCGTAGATACGAATAATCGCGCGACCGTTTTCCACTGTAACGGCGCTTCCTCCCCATCCTCCTGAGATCGGCTGTTCATCAAGAAAAGTGAAAAAGCCATCACCTCGGTAAGAAACGACCGATATGTCCGCCGGACAGCAATTGCCACCAGTGCTCACACGGATCAGACGTTCAGCCGATCCGTCACCGTCCAGATCAGCACTTTCTCTTAAATCATAAGGTTGCAGATCTTCCCAGGCTGGATGCTCCACGCGATACTCAATGCCATTCACGAATGAGAGCAGAGAGTGGCGGCCGTTACCGCGGTCATTGTAATCGATGTAGTAGACGGGCACATCCTGGCGCAGATTGAGGCAAACCAGAGCATCACGGCCGTGAAGGCAATGATCATCGCTCACTTCAGATCGGGTGACAACGCCCAAGGATGCGAAGCCCTCATTGTTCGCATCAGTTGCGTTCCAGAGAACCTCCAAGGTCCCATCTGGTTTCTCGATCAGGGAAACCCAAAGGCCCCCTTTCGCACGCTTTTCTGTATCGTGAGGATCGTGATTTTCGACCGAAACCACCTCGCAGTAATCCGGCAGGAACAGGATATCATCGGCTCTGACCATACAGCCACCCGCCTCCTCTGTCGCTTCCGCACTTGCAGCGACTGGGACAAACATCAGAGCAGCGAGAAGGAAGCCTGCGCGCCATATCGTCCACAGCGAGGCATGCAATGCCATCAGAAGGTTCGCGGTCAGGGTCAACCTTGGTCCAATCAGTAGCAATTCATGATCCCCCCGATGGTTGTGCAGGTTGTCCGCAAGCGTTGGCTGTTTCGCGCCGCCATGTTCCTGTTGAATTCCGCAATTGCTTCTTGAGCGTCTTCCGACCGCTCTCTGGCCGCTTGGACAGACATCTGGATTTCGCGCTGGATGCAGGCCGACATTTCAGGGGTTCCATCCGTGAAGCCGTATGCCTCGCAGGCAGGCTTGAAATACGCCACTTTCTCGGCGGTAGGAGTCCGCTTGTGCCATGCAGAGCTTTCCTCTCTCCCGAGGTTTCCTTCGGCGTCGCAGCCCGTCAGAGTAAAGGCAGCAAGGGCGATGAGCGGTACAAGACGTAGCAAGACAGTTCCTTTCGGTGGGGTATATAGTTGGGGGCGAGGTCGTGCCGAAGACCTGCGGAGCACGATCGATAACGTCCTGCGACGGGTCTATGGGTCAGGGCCGCAGGACGCTGCAGTGTTTCAGCGGTTGGCGTCATCCTCGGGTCGGTCGAAGCGCCGCCCTTGAACTGGTTTCTTGCGGAGATACGCTGCACGCGAGGACTCCGCGCTTGCCGACCACGCCGAGGGCGCCAGATCATCCGATGCCGCCAGACGACTGCGCATCTTCTGGGAGGCAAATACAGACTCTTTCGAGAAGCCCTCGACATCCCGGCGGCGAGCGATCCTCTCGAGACTGTCCAGGCTCTCGGCAACCCATTTGTTTTCGCCCGCTTCGCGCTTTGCCTCGTCAAGAAGGCGATCCACTTCGGGCCACTGACTTGCTCGCGCTGCAACGCGGGCCTGATCTTGGATATCCGCAGCCCGCAATTCGTTTCGGCGCGCTGTGACCGTGTCGTCGACGGGCAGCGCGGCAAATGCACCGGCAGGCAGCCGGGGAAGACGCAGGCTCGTTGGGCCCGCTATGATCGACTCGCCCGTCATCATCTCCAAGTCCAGAACGGCACGGAGCAATAGGCGATCTGCCGGTTGATCCGTCCTCTCGCTGAAGCGAAGGCGCACCATGGCCCAAGCCTCCCCACCTTCTGCAAGATCCGGAAGAATGAGGGCGGCACCATCTTGCCGGTACCCATTCAGGACCATCAGGTCGACGCCGTCACCTGCCGTAAGGGACAGGCGCAGGCGTCGCGCGACGAGGTTCGATAGCAGCTCGAGTTCTTCACGAAAAGGATCGATCAGGTCTTCGGCCCTCTCGCCATAATATGCCGATCCCTGACCGGCGCGTGCGATTTCCAACATCAGAAGTTCATCGAAATGGGCGCCAAGCCCGCAGGTCGTCGTGGTGATGCCAGTTGCAGCGATGCGCGCCGCATCCTGAGCGAGGATTGCGGGATTTGTTTCACCGCGGTTTGCGCGGCCATCTGAGAGCAGGAGGACTCGACCCATCTGTTCTGGCTCACGCATCCGTGCAGCCTGCTCAACGCCCGCCATCCAGCCATCATGCAAAGCGGTGCAGCCGCCCGTATCGATCGAACGAATGGCGTGCGTGACTTCAACACCGTTCCCGACCAGGCGGCCGGCAACGAGTACTTCCGCCTGATCTGCATATGTGACGATAGAGACACGATCACGCGATCGCATGTTCTCGACTAGGAACGCAGCGGCGCGTTTTGCCTCTTCAAGAGGTTGACCGCCCATCGAGCCTGAACGGTCAATCACAATGGCAAGGTTCAAGGGTGGTTTTTCCACAGTGGCCTTGCCCGCAGGAGTTCCCTCGGCTGCCACCGCCCGCACCAGGGCATAGAGTTCATTTTCGTGTCCTTCCAGCCGCGCCGCATGCTGGGGAGTGATGGTCAGGTTGATCATTCTGGTTTGTCCTCTCTACGAAAGCGGGGGGTCAAAAGGCTGGCACGGACTGCGCGTGCAATGGCTTCAGCTTCGGCACGACCCAGTGAGCGCAGGCGGGCTGTCTCGATATGCAATTCTACTCCACTTGCAATTTCGAGGCGGGTATAGGCGCGAGAAGGAACCGCCACAGCGCCTTCTCCGAGAGCTTGCCGAGAGGCCGCAAGGTCCTGCTGCAGAGCCGCACGCTCGGTGATCTGCGGGCTTCGTGAAAAGCGCGCAGAATAAGCGCCCTGCCCTGCTGCGCCGCCAGGCCGTTCAACAGCTCTGGACTTAATGGCGCGAAGGGCATCAAGAGCCGGATCAGTTCTGCCGCGATCCACCGAAGAACTCATCATCCCAGCCTGTGAAAGAGGGGAGCCTGGCAGCAACGCCCGTATCTCGGCGAGCGACAGGATGATGAACTCATCGGCAATCTTTTGAAGAGGCCAGCCATCACGCAATAGCAGCCGAGCAGCAAGCAGGCGGACCAAATGCTCCCAGCCATAGATGGCCGTTTTACCCTCCCGGCGGGGGCGGTCTAGTATCCCCCGCTGCGCATAGTCACGCACGAGCCGAACCGTCAGGTCGGGATGCTCATCAATGCGCAACATGGCACACCACTGCCCACCAAGACGGGCAAGGTCTTCTACGTCCCCTTCCCAATCTGAAAGGGTCTCGAGGATTGGCTGTCCCAATATGTCATCCTTCTCCGGTCGCCTCTCCAGAGATAAGGATGCCGCACATTGCTGTCAATGACATTGACTAATGCAATGGTTGACTCTAGATTGAAGGTATAAATGCCGCCTCAAGCTCATGTTCCCCGGAGTCGCTACGATGGACAACAAAGAGACGCTTTTGATCCTTGCTCTCCTGATCGCAGCGCTGATCTTCTGGCGAACAGTGCTCCGCACGAAAGCGATTGTGGCCGAATCCGCGTGCGCTGAAGCGCGAAGGCGCCCTCGCGCCAGAACGCAACCAACTGCTCGAAAGAATATTATCTAAAGTTCCAATGCTGGGCATTACGATAAAAAGAATCACAATCGATATTAAAATCTACATTTCGATAGACCGCCAGTCTACCGCACCTCAGGAATGAAAACGTCCTTTCATATGAAATACCATGGCGCTCTTTCTCGAATGCACGGAGTATGCAAGCATATCGACTGCCTTGAGACGCTTGGGGTCCTCATGGGAGGACTGAAGCAACCACCCAATCGAGTAGCATAGAATCATTGACGGAGCAAACTTTGCCAGAATCATCCATAAAACTTACAGCTGCCGAGGCAAAAGGCTTGCGCACTTCTAAAGAATTGGAGGGGCATCTTGCTTGGCTCGATACATTTACCTCTGCGGCCTTGGGTGTTCTCTCAATTGCTTCCGGCATCTACACATACTTGGGTGTGTCATCCATTCTTGAAGATACCGGAGCGATGTCGTTCTTTGCTGCTCTGGCCTACTCAATTGCGGTATCTGTCGGAATTTTCGTTTTCTGGAGCTACATGCTGAAGCTGCTTCCAGCAATGAGAAGCGCTGCGGGATTTGTTGGGCTTACGGTCTCACTCATAGTGGGCTGCTTAGCGATCATTGCAATGTCCAGTTGGCTTAACAGGCTGCTGAAATAGT